ATGGATGAACGTGGGCTAGTAGCAAACAAGCCGTATGAAAACTTTACCTTCTCTCTACCTACACCAGATGGTGATGCTACTATCTTTATTGTAGAAGGAGAAGATGGCAAAATCGTTCGAGTGGATATTACTATCGGCAAAGCTGGATCTTCTGTTGCTGCATGGTGCAACGGCTTCTCACGAATGCTAACCTTCGCAATCAATAAGGGAGTATCTCTCGATGATGTTATCGAAGAGCTCTCAGACATTGCAAGCGATCGTTTCCAATTCAGTGATGGTGTTCCCATTCGTAGCGGACCTGAAGCAATGGCTATTGCCTTCAAGAAGTATCGAGCCATTAGGAAACTCTAATCATGAAAGTCTACAGTAAGAATGAGATAGAATCCATCTCATCCAAGTTGATCGCTGATATCCACAATCGCAACCCGCACATTGATATCAATGATCTGTGTATGCTTCTCCTTTATGGAGCATCATACATTCTCTATGTTTCCTCTCCGAGTCCTTCAACTATTCTTCCTCGCGTTGGATCACTCGCCTTCAATTTTCTAACTTCTCCCATTTCCCACAGATTAGAAGATGCCCCGCTATCTATCAGCACGGAAAGCAGCGAAGTACAAGGAGACAATCGAGAAGATAGCGCGAATCCTAGCGAAGGATAAGTACGAAACATTTCTTATCGAAGGTCCACGAGATGCATTATATGATGATCTATGGACCATTCGCTCACACATCTTCTCAGCTGCCACTCATCGCTTCAAGTTCAAGAAGCAATTCAATGGAGTTTGGGTAGAGATTATCCCAGACTTCTCTCCATCATCTACCAATCCCCTCCAAGATATTGATATCTTCGACGGAGAAACGGTAGAGCAAAAGCTTACGCGAGGAGCAATCGGTAGTAAGGTTCTTCTCGATAAGCCAAAGAAGATAAGGTTCCTCAATTCAGAGTTGCTTACCGAGACTGATATCTCTAAGCTCTCTAACCTTGCTTCTGCAAACAACTATCTCTTTGAAGTAACACCAGCATTCCTCATCTTCACTTCCTCAGGAGCAGTAGACTAATATGAGCATCACCATTTTCGTTCCTAACTTTGTAGACACCAATGATTACACTCCCGCCGAGGAACATGGCGAGTTGGTATTCATGACAAAGGGAGTGAATGTTCTCTCTGCCGAAGCTCTGCACAAGAAGTTTGCAACTTACTTTGCTGACGCAAAGGATGGGGATCTTCTTCTTCTCTCTGGATCTAATCTCCTCTGCGCTGTATCTTATGCTGAGTGGTGCAAGCGGTTTCCCAATGAGCGGGAGCTTCTCGTGCATGATCGTCGGACGGGTTACCGCATTCACAAGGGCGTCTAACTCTTAACCTTTTCTTGGAGATTACAAGTGGCTAAGGTTACGCGCCATGTGGAATTGGAAGAGGCGCACATTCTCGCGCTTCAATCTGCATTCGGTTCTAGTGTCAAGCTCTCATATGTACTCAATGAGATGCTCTTCCATTTCCATAACATTCTCCAGGAAAAAGAGATCTCTCTTTCTTCGATGATTCGAGATGCAGCAACTCACGCGCACGAAGATATCACCACAGATCTTTCCAACTAATCTTCCATTATGCTAGTACATGAGCATCCTAAGCGGCGATTCCTTCCTACTCTGGAAAGACGCGAACCACTCATCAAGGATCACTCAGCTACAAAGATCTTCAAGGAGTGTCCGCGCAAGTATTTCTTTCGCATTGTAGTAGGAAGGAAGCTACACAATCCCACACTCAAGGTTATCTTTGATTGGGGAAACGCGGTTCATATGCTCATGGAAAAGCTCTATGAGTATGAGGGAGATTTCAAGCGAGCATTCACTGTAGCTCTCAAGATCTATTCTCCTCCGCCGCCAGATAGTAAGTGGAAGCATCTCGATATGCAGCGGTTTGCTCTAACCTGCAAACTCTTGTATGACTTCTATCTTGCAGAACAGAACGCAGGACAAGTAGAAGTAAAGGGTATCGAGCAGCCTTTCAACATTACGCTTCCCGATGGAACGCAAATCGGTGGAAGGTTCGATCAGATCTTCACGAGAAACGGAAGACTGTTGGTACGAGATTGGAAAACTACCACGAAGCAAACATCTTGGTTTCTTCCTTCTCTTAATCCCAACGATCAAGCAACACGCTACGCATATGCTGCAAGTCGTCTTGCTGGTTGGAGTCGAGAGAATCCCGCACGGGGAAAAATCGACGGCATCGAGTTTGTAGTCATCGAGAATCAATCTCCCACCAAGTCAGACAACAAGCCTCCAAAGCTTTCCACTAATCTTATTCCCAAGAGCATTCATGAGTTGTTGGATTGGGAATTAGATCAGATGTTTATCTACAAGCAGATGGAGTTCTGTCGACAAGAAGATATCTGGCCGATGCATGAACACAACTGTACGTGGTGCGACTATCGTAGTGTTTGCCGTCAGCAAACTGATGGTAGTCGAGAGTGGGAGTTGAAGAGTAATTATGTTGTTGACTTCTGGGATCACACGCGCGAAGATAAGACACCTGAATAATCGGAGAACATTCTGTGACGGTTAAGGAACTCATTAGTTATCTGCGTGAAGGTATTCGTGTTGGCGAGTGGGATGATGATACTCCTGTATTCATCTACGACTGCCACGATATCGAAGCAGATGGAACTGAACTCGAAGCGGAACACATTGTTCTAGAAGAAGACGAAGATGATTTTCCACTTCTATTCATCTCAAATCAAGAGGACTAACTAGTGCCCCGACTATCTCAAATGGATCTCACTTCCTCCATCACTCTTCTCAACTATGCTGCACCTGGAGTTGGTAAGACTGATCTTGTAGGAAGTGTAGGTTCCCGCAATCTTATCATTACAGATACCAATGGTATCGTTACTCTCCAGAATCCTTCCTTTCGCAAGCGTTATCCCAACTGTGATCCTATCATCGAAGTAGTCAAGCCAGATGAAGATCCCACGAAGGCTAGTGCTTACGATCAGATGACGAACATCGTCAACAATTACCTTGAACATCATCTCGATGAGTTCGATGTAATCAGTATTGATGATGTAGACTTTCTTCGTTCATCTGCTATGAACAAGGCTGTGACGATCAACAGTAACGAAGGTCGTTCGCAGACTAAGACGAAGATCAAGAACTATTCCCTAGTGTTGCCTACTATGGCAGACTTCGGAACAGAGATGGGACTCGTAGAAGGTTTCCTCTCTAACTTAACTTCTGTGTGCCGTATCTACAAGAAGCATCTCATTGTGAACGCACACGAAAAGTTGATCTACGAGAAGAACAAGCAAACCAAGGAGGACGTGCTAGTAAAAGTTATTCCACACTTCACTGGTAAGGCTGCACCAGAAAGCATCTCGGATTACTTTGACTTGGTATTCCGCATTACCCGATTGGGTAAGGAACCATCTTGGATCAAGAAGTTCCAGTGTCATCCAGATGATAAGGTAGCAGCGAAGGATCGGTACGCAGTATTCAAAACGATGGAAGATAATCTTGATTGGCCTAAGATCTTGAAGCGTATCAAGGACAATCTTCCAAACCTCGAAGAACCAACCAACTAAACAACAGGAACTAAAGCTATGACTACGCCCTTTAATCCGCTCGCTGGTAACTTCTCGACGATGGGTTGGCTCGCTGACATTGGCGATTACAATCTCAAGATCACGAAGGTTTCTTATCGTCGCGTTGGTAACGAGAATCCGAAGCCGGTTCTGAGCTTCTCGGTTGTGGTTGCTGATGGTCCGTATGTGAATAAGAAGCCCGCCGACATTCAGGTGTGGGAGCCGGAAAATGATTTCTCGACTGCGGGTCGTGTTATCATGGCGGCGCTTGGTTATATTCCCGGCAAGCAGGATCAGGAGTTTGCCGAAGCTAATTCGACCAAGGATTTCACGCTTGATTCGACGGGCGAGGAACTCAAGGTTGGTGCAGCTTATGAAGAACTGGTTGGCGCTGTGTTTACTGCCACGCTGAATCAGACGGTTTCCAAGAAGGATGGCAAGACCTACCAGCAGTACAAGGCTTATCGTCCGCTTGGTGCGTAACAACTAGGTAGTATATCTTTCGGTCAGTATTCTTCATTGAGTATTGGCCGAAAGTTTTGCCCACTCGTCTAATGGTAAGACGACAGACTTTGGATCTGAGAATCGTGGTTCGATTCCACGGTGGGCAATCTCCAATCATTCCCACAACATTCCTTCTCCACTCTTTGTTATCATGTCTGATAAGCATATTGGTAGAAACTTCTACGAGGACACATGGAACACAATTCCCTATGGTTTGTGGACGAGATGTACGAAGTTAAGAACCAAGATGAAGGAGTTAGGTTGGAATCCAACCAAGCACGATCACCAGAGAATGCTGATCCTTCTAGCCAAACATGGCAAGATTCAGATCAAGCGCAATCGCAAGGAGAAAGTAATATGGGCAAAGAGAATCATTTAGATAGAAATATAGAAAAAGCAATTCTTCATTACTCGCGATATTCTTCATCACCCTTCTCGGTAAACACGTATATGTCCCAACTCTCAATGGAACTCGATCATCTTAGCGACGAAGAGCTAAATAAGATTAAGGAAAAAGCGGAGAATCTTCTTACCTCTCGCAAGTATGCCAATGGATTTAAGAAAGAAAATGTTGCTTTCTGCGTAGGAGAAGATTCTTTTAAGTATTCTGCTCCATTTAACTTGCTCTATAAGCAAGATAAGTTGGGGTTCTGGCAACCTTCTCGCTACCAATTTCTACTTGATGCAGCTAACAAGCCCCGCAACGGCAAGCCATTCATCGTGAAGAATGTACTCGACTACATGATCGCTATTCTCACTAACATCCGAAGCGAGATTCTTTAAGTGATCCAGAACACCAACATCGAAAAGATCATCGAAGAAAATCTTCCGAAAGAGTTGGAGTATCTCGACAAGAAGATTCAAGAGTCGCAAGATGTTCTCGCTAAGCTTCTTTCCCGCAAGTCCCTTCTCATCAATATTGGAGTAGCGGCTGGTGTCTATCCGCAAGGAAATCTACGAGCAAGCATTCCAGAACTCGATAGCAATGAGCCGTTTTGATACGGCGAGTCACTTGCAGAAAACGATGACCTACTTGAACAACAAATCGTGGACGCCTCAGCAGCTTCCATTTGTTCAGGCTCTAGTGGGACTGCTAAAGCAAGAAGAAAAAACCTTAATCGAGTTGGGGTTATATGAACTTAGCAGAGACTGTCAACCAAAGGAGAACACTGTAGGATGATTACACTTCCCAAAGATAAGGTAGCAGTAGCTTACATCGGCGATCCAGAGAAAACAAAGAGCGGACTCTACATTCCTGATGTGGCACGAGAACGGGCAGATCAAGGAGTAGTTAAATATGTCGGATCAGAAGTTAAAGATATCTCGGTAGGTGACTATGTTGTGTTTAGTGGCTGGACGGGTACAGTTATTCATATCGAGGGAGAGGGTGGACTTATTATCCTTCCCGAAGATCAAATCGAATGCAAGCTACATCCTGACGCAACAGAAATCGCAGGCTTGTATCATATGTCTAGAGATGGTGGATTCTTCCCAGCTACCTACGAATCTGCCGTTGATCTTATCCGCCAGCAGTATTGGGAACTCCCCCGCAAGCTAAACCTCAAGTACAGGAGAGATTAAAAAGGATTATTAATATGGGGGAGCGATGAGTGAGCGAGAGGAAGTGATCGACGAGTTCGCGGGCACGATGGAATGCTGCCGCGTGTGCTTGTGCGGGAACGAGAACAAGGCCGTGAAGGACATGGCCGACGAAATCGTGCGGCTCCGCTCTGCCCTCACCGCCGCGAGCGAGGGTGTGAGCGATGTAAGCAGTGCCGCTCAAGCACTAATTGACGCCTACAACAACCAGCGGAGCGACAGCGAGAAGGACGCCGCATGGACGGCGCTGGCGCGTTCGCTCACCAACCCAACCAACAAGGAGAACTAACCATGTCCGCATTCCTCATCAACTTTCTGATCCCGTTTAATCTCTGCATTGCTACGAACGGTGCTTATGCTCCGATCAATCTGTATCCCGAAGCAATCAATGCTTGCTACGCTGTGATCGGGCGTCCACTTTATTCGACCAACTCCAACACTATCATTCCTTTCTAAGATGCCTGCTATCTCTACACTTCAAAAGCTCGCTCACCAAACGGCAGTAGAGAAGGGATGGTGGGAAGGAAACAATCACAATATTCCTGAAAAGCTTATGCTAATCGTAAGTGAGATTAGTGAGGCTCTTGAGGAATATAGAAATGGAAAGCCGTGCAGCTTTATCTATATTGATGACTTCCGCCCTGACGAACTAAACAATAAGCCCGAAGGCTTTCCTATCGAACTTGCCGATGCAGTAATCCGCATCATGGATCTTTGTGGTTATCTCAACATTGATCTAGAGGCAGCAATCACACAGAAGATGGACTATAATGCTACTCGTCCTTATCGGCATGGAGGAAAGAAGGCATGAGTGAAAACATTCTACAAGAAGCTGATCGTCTAGTGAGTGGTGATAGGCAAGAGTCTTACAAGCATCCACTCTACGATTACACTTGTACTGCTATGATGTGGTCAGCCATGATTCAAAAGGCAACAGGAGTTAGTGTAGTTATCACTCCCGAACTTGCTGTGCTGATGATGGCGGCCTTGAAGATTTCTCGTGAAGTTGGCAAGCACAGGCGAGATAATCTTGTTGATCTTGCGGGATATGCAAGGTGCGCTGAGATGATTCATGACGTCTACACTCCTCCGCCAAATCATGTCTAACATCTCCAAGAAGAAAGTTCCTCACACTGGACCAGAGGATGCAGAAGTTGTTATCCTTGGTGATATGCCAAGCGAAGATGATGATCTGCAAGGACTTCCATTCGTAGGACGCAACGGAGAATTTCTCAATCATCTTCTGTCTCTGGCAGATATTCCTCGTAGTATCTGTAGAGTTGCGAACGTCTGTAACTATCATGCAAAGGGAAATGACTTCAAGCTTCTGCATGGTTCGCAACAGTTGATGGAAGGGCGAGCAGAAATCATTACCTATCTCCGCGATCATTCTCCAAAGATTATCATCGCGCTAGGTAATGAAAGCTTGAAGTTGCTAACGGGTATGGATGGCATTTGGAAGTGGCGAGGAAGTGTGTTGCGTTATGACCGCTCCTTCGTTATTCCTACCATCCATCCCGCTATGGCATTTCGTGATGGACAGGCCCCGCCAGTTATCGAGTTCGATCTTCGCAAAGCTAAGAGGATTCTAGAGAATGGTTACACTCCTCCTGTTCATAACTTTAATACGGATTGCACGCCAATCGAAGTTAGCAATTACCTCGATCGAATTAAAGCAGCCCCATTCGTTACGGCAGACATTGAGTCAATTCGTGGAACGACGCATATCCTCTGTATCGGATTCGCTTTTTCAGATCGGGACGCTATCTGTATCCGCAATCCTTATCCTCTTGGGCAGGGTTGTTCTCCAGATTTTGTGGATGCCGTCAACAAAGTGGTGGACGCTGCTGCTTCTGTAACATTTCACAATGGATTGTTCGATACAGAAGTCCTCTCCATCAATGGTATTCACATTCCAGAAGAGAAGTATGATTATGATACAATGTATATTCAACGAGTGATTGCTCCCGAACTTCCTATTGGTTTGGACTTCTGCGGATCAATCTACACTGACGAACCTTACTACAAGGACGATGGAAAAGACAACTCAGCAAATTATAAGACCTCTCTTTGGGAGTATAATTGCAAAGATTGCATCGTCACATATATCACAAGAGAGAAGCAGTCAGAGGTTCTTCTATCTGATGAGACGCTCTCTAATACTGCGCGATATCAAATGTCCCTCGTGCCAGTCGCGTCTCATATTTCTAAAGCAGGACTCTTCATTGACAACGATAGGGTGTCACTTCTGCGAGATTCAGTACAGTCTCGATTGGACGAATCACGTGGATACCTATACGCAATCAACGGCGGACCATTTCTTACAAGTTCTCCAAAGCAAGTGGTTGACTTCTTACACAAGAAGCTCGGACTTCCCACAAGAAGCAATCGAGAGAACAAGGTCACTACGAATGAAGATGCGCTGGTGTCGCTTATCCACTACGCGCAAAAAGAGATGGACATTCGTAAAACCGAGAAGTCGAAGCAAGAGTGGTTCTTTAAACTCGCAGCACTCAAACTTCTCTTACGAGTTCGAGGATATGAGAAGCTACTCTCCTCTTATCTTAATATCAAATCCTCGCCCGATGGCAGAGTAAGAAGTAGCTACAAGATTAGCGGCACTGAAACAGGACGTTGGTCTGCTAGTAACTATGTAGATGGTTCTGGCTTCAATGCCCAAACACTTCCACGAGAAGAGATAGAGGTAGACATTTAATGGAAGAAGTGATTTCCACCCTTCATGGAAAGATCACAGTAAAGGAACATCCCGACGAAATCATCACCATCATTCGGCACGGATCATACCTCCCTCTGATCTTCCACTCCCGCCACGAACTGTGGGATTTCTTCGAGCAACTCCAGAAGATTATTCCCAATCGAGAATCCTCTACCATTGATAGATACGTTGGTGAACGAGGAAGGTATGACGTCACCTAATAAAAAGAAAGTAGCATTGCGCAGTATGATTCGCGCTCGTGAAGGTTGCTCTCTAATCTCTACGGACTTGTCTGCTGCCGAAGCATGGGTAGTAGCATATCTTGCACGAGATGTGAATATGCAGAGAGAGCTGGCTGGTGGCGACCTTCACAAATATGCCGCAGCGATTATCTTCCAAAAGGACTCATCCCTCATCACCAAAGAAGAGCGATATGTCGGCAAGAAAGGAAACCATTCCCTTAACTATCGAACTTCTGCTGGAAAACTCTGTGAGTCCATTAACAAGGAAGGCATTGTTACGGTTTCTCTCCCGCAAGCCAAAACCTATTACGAACGTTGGCACAGTGCGTTTAACGTTCGAATGTGGTGGGCAGATATTGACGATAAACTTCGGAGAGACAGAACGCTCATCACACCCTACCGCAGAAAGAGAATCTTCTACGGAATGTGGAATGATGATCTGCTTAAAGAAGCCACCGCGTATGTACCTCAGTCTACAGTCGCCGACCACATGAATGGTGCGGTGCAACCAGAGTTGGGAGTTCGCGGAGGATTGCTAGCGATCTATCAAGATATCATAAAGAAAAGCAATAACGAAATTTTGATGATCCAAACCGCTCACGACTCAGTAGTTCTTGAATGCCCGAAACCGCTCGTCGACGAAATCTCCGAACAAGTTGTTTCTCTTCTTCGTCGTCCGTTAGTGGTTAACGGAGAAACCTTCACTATTCCGGTGGACTGTGACATCTATCCCGAACGATGGGGAGAAAAATAACGAAACCGAAAACGATTCTCTAGAGGCTCCTGCTGTTGGTGGCGAGAGAAGGCTAGAGAATTGGATTCAGAGTTTTGGTGAATGGGCACTTCCTCGTTGTGATGCTCCAAAGGAATTCGTCTTTTGGTCTGGTGTGTATGCTATTGCTGCCACACTTCGCCGACAAGTTGTAATTCCAAAGAGGCATCTTGGTGCGTGGGAATGCTTCCCACATCTTTATGTGATGTTCGTTGGACCGCCAGGAATGAGAAAGACTACGAGTATGATGGAGTTTGCAAATCCACTTCTCTCGCAAGTAGGCTCTCTTCGTAGTGGTCCAACGTACTTCACCAAAGAAATCCTCACAGATCAGATGATTCAATCTCCAGATACTTCTGTCTATCTCATGGTTGGTGAGTTTGCCGATCTGATGCAGAAGAACAAAGCTGGAGAGATGTATGACTTCCTCACTTCCATGTACGACAACAAGCCTAATCTTGAAGTCGGTACGATGATGCGAGGAATCCAGGTTGGTAAGAAACCTTCGCTTAATATGTTTGCTGCCACTACTCCTGCATGGATTAGTGAGAACATGACAGCAGGCGTAATCGGTGGTGGCTTTGCAAGTCGAGTTCTATTCGTATATGCAGACAAGCTTCGAGATCCTCAGCTCATCTACACTAGCAAGATGAAGCAGCTCAACACAGACGAACTAGAAAAAGATCTTCTCAATGACTTGATTGAGATCTCTAATCTGTCCGGAGAGTTTGAGATCGAGGAAGGACTCGAAGATAAGATCAATCGTTGGAATAGTAAGCACGCTGCTTCTGCTCCCATTGATCCTCGATTTGCCGGCTATCATTCCCGCAAACCCATGATGGTTCTCAAGCTAGCTATGATTCATAGCGTTGCCACTAAGAGCGATCTAGTGATTACAGAAGAGAACTTCTTGTGGGGATTGGGAGCCCTTGAATCTACCGAGCCGCAGCTATCCAAGATCTTTGCTGGTATCGGCAAGAACGAATATGTGTTTGACATGGATGCAATCACTGGCTTTGTGATTACCCGTGGAGAAGTTACCGAAGAAGATATCTACGATCAGTTCCGCGCAGCCGCTTCTCCCGACAAGCTGAGTGAATTGATTCGCGGGTGTGTTCAGTGTGGTGACTTGTTGTTCAAACGAGTGGAAGGTAAGATTGTTTACTATCCCAACGACTAAACAAACTGGAGAAGTTAGTGAAAGTAAACATCACGCATAGCGTTATTCAACCCAACATCCTCCACATTGTTGGAGAACCTTGGGAAGATCGTAGAGTGGTGAGGAATGTTGATCTAGTGTGCCATGTGTTCTGTGCCCTCTGGAAGCAAAACATTCTCCCCGCTAAACTCTACAAGTAGAGAATGCTGTGCACTAACACTTTCAGTGGTTGGCGTCGATCCTGCAACACTACCCTTCAAGATACCATAGATCAATATGGACGAATTCACTTCTCCTGTCCACGATGCGAATTGGTTGCGAAGGGTAGATGTTGGGACTGCGGAGCTAGAAGAAATAATGCTCGCAATAGATCCGTCCTTTGCGATGCCTGCGTATCAACGCGAGCTAATAAAGCTCGTAGAAAGTATGATAGATCGGAAGGAGGAAGGAAATCTATCAAGAAGTATAGGCAGAGCAAGAAAGGCAAAGAGGTGGATCGTAGGTATCGAGACAGCGACAAGTGTAAGCTTCCTAAACGGGAGAGAGCAAGAAAGCAGTACCTAGCAGAGAAGAAAAAGATAATCGAAGGGTAAAAGAAAGCCCCACACTCTAATCTCGAAAGAGAAAAGAATGTGGGGTTTTTTTATTTCTTGTTGTCCCAGGCTTTCAAGAATAGCGAAGTGTATTCTCGAATAGCTGAGTTAAGCTGAGTAATCTTTTCTCTCCGCTCTTCCGGAGTCATCAGCTTGTTCTCATTAATCATGTTAATGGCAGCTCGCATTTCCTGAACATCCTTCACACCTTCTGCAAAAACCATTGCTTGTGAAAGATCATCCTTATGATTACTAATCAACTTATTCAACCGCTCCGCATCTCCCTTTCTCTCTGCATCTTGGAAGGAAGCGAGAATATCTCCGTACTTATTTCCCATATCGTAGAACCTATTCACACTGCCAAGATTAGCTTTATCGGTAGTGGGGAATAGCTTACCAACGACAGGAATATCTTCTCGCGTGGGAGCAGTTCTATTAGTAAGCATTCGATCTGCCAGTGCTACTGCCTTATAAGGTTCATTAGTGAGGAAGGTTCGCATTACATCATCAATTCCCGAAGCACTGATACCAGTCTTTTCTGCAAGGGTTCTTGCAAGAGTAGTAGTGTTTAGGAATCGCTGATCTTCCGGCATTTGAGGATTGGTAGATCCACCACTAGGAATCAAGCCTTCTCCCAGTCCCAAATACTTTTGCCCCAATGCTGTATTAGCTAGAGCTTGAGTAGAGAGGGGAAGAATGTTGACTGCAAGCTGTCCCCAAATACCCTGCATGAATTGTTCGACTGCTTGAGGATTACTACCAAGAGTCTCATCTAGTAGTGTTTCGATTCCAGTGCCAAAGATTTGACCATAGAGGTACGGCTTAGGAAAGCGAATGATTTCTCCATCATCCCCGAACCTAAAGTAGAAGTAGTTCTCACCACCCTTACTATTCCGTAGCTCTTGAATGTCTGCATCATCCTTATTGTAGTACCACAACAGTGCAGCCGGAATTGTGATACCTTCGATTCCTTTAATCATAGTAGCAGCAGGATTATTCTTAAACTGCTCTGCGGTTTTTGCTACCGATTGAACACCCATGTTCATGAATGCCGTGAGTCTTGCGGCTGCCTGCATCTTGCTTCCCACTTGTTGTGGATCTGCAATCACAGCGCGGAAGATTTGTGCGGCTTCATCACTGCTACCATTCTTCTCGAACACTCGAATGGCTGCACCCATACGACTAGCTTGAGAAAGGTTAGCTGAAATCTTCTCTAGCTTCTTGAGCGGTTGCAACCAACTATCATAGTTTCCTTGTACTTGCTTCTTCATTGCATCCAGTGTGAGTTCTGCAACTCCACCACTAGGACCAATGTATCTTCCGCCGATTCCACCACCACTTGCCAAAACTCTTTGGAAGAGTTCTCCTTGATTTGCTACCTCATTGTAGCCACGAATGAAATCAGTAAAGATCTTTCCCATCCCCTTAAGATTTTTAGGAATGTTAGGATCATTGATGTAGGTTTCAACCATGTCTCGCGTAGGACCAAGAAGCGTCAAATCATTCACGAGAGAGAACATCGTTCGCGGAATGCTTTCAGCTTTCTGCCCAAGCTTAGCAATCATACCGATTTCAGCCGGACCCTCAAACCCATTAAAGAGTTCATTGAAGTCATCGCTGAATCGAATACTCCTCAACTCTCCATCTACCAAGAATGTAACAGTCTTAGCGGATTTATCTGGGCTAGTTCCCGCAATGAGATTAGCCATCTTTCGCGCAGCAACTTCATCCAGATCTGGATCAGCATCCTTTACCGCATCTAGAATGCGCTGCATAATCTTAGGATTAGTCTCTACGATTTCAGCAGAGTTAGCATAAGCATCTCCACTGTTCTTGATTACTTCGTAGAGCTTTCTCCACATTCTTGCTTTCTCTGTCGCAGCGATAGCAACAGAAGTATTCTCGATATGCTTCGCAATAGGATTGTAGACAAGCTCATCGCCGCCCTTTCTTCCAGTCTTGAATCCGAAGGGATCTCCCTTCTTTTGCAATGCGCGCGCAGCGGGAGCATAGTCACGCTTCAACCATTCCTCTGTCACCTCTGTACCAAGAATATCTTCCATATACTTTGCCATCATCTTCCCGCGAAGGAAGAAATCATTTCCCGCTTGGGCAATGGCAGGATTCTCGGTGGTCAATCGCTTGACTTCCGATTCTCCCCATTCCTTAGTAAAGCCAGTGATGTTGAGATTACCATCTGCAACCTGCTTGGCAATCACATAACCGTTGAGCTTGCTCAGAGTCTCATCATCAGTTCCCACTTCCTTGAGAATCTGATTCATACTCTTGACCTTGACTCCATCAATTACTGCATCTTCCCACTCACCGGCAGCATTCAACAACTTTGGCTGAACTTCGAGATTCTGATATACACGCCCATTATTACCGCTCAACCGCAGCGCGTAGTTAATTACACTTCGCGGATCATCCTTCCCGCCAAAGATATTCAGCCCACTCTTATAGTTCTGATACTGTTCTCGTGCTCGCTGGAAGAATCCATTAACTGCACCATAAGCAGAAGGAGAATTGGGGCGGGTAGAAGCTACAAGAGATTCCACACTTCCGATTGGAGCATTAGGATTCATGCGAATCCCATCATCCAACTCTAGATTATCCTTCAATCTTTGAATAGCAGAAACTGCTGGAGTGGGAGCGAGGAAGTTATACTGAGGAACACTCACTTCATCAGCAAAGTTATACAACTTCGACAATCCCTTCAACTCAACTTCTCTCAACTGTCCTGTATTCTCAGCAGCGAAATCATCAATGAGAGTCTTGATCTTAGTCTGAGCACTCTCAAGAGCTGTGATGTTCTTTTGAGTTACACCATCAATGGTGAAGGACTTGAGAATATTCTGTACACTGTAAACTGCATTCTTAAGTTCGTGGCGTGAATCAAAGATATCTGCATCTCCCTTCTTGCCAATCATGTCAGGGAAGATCTCTTTGAACGTAGTACGCATTTCAGTAGCTACCTTCTTAGCCTGCTCCACTACATCATCGAAAGCAGCATTTTGCTGGTCAATGGGAACTACTTCTCGATTCTTAAGCGCTTCTTTTGCAAGAGTTGAGGCAGCCTTACTTGCAGCAAAAGCAGAGTTCAAGCCAACACCAATTCCCGCACCGAGAACAGGAGAGAAACTCTTGAGTCCCTCCTCTCCATCAGTAATTCCCGCAGTTACATAATTGCCAGCCAACTCCGCAGGAGCAGAAGTAATAGCAGCACCAATAGCAGCTTGGCCTTTCTTGCTCGTAGTAGCCAGCGTTGCAATGCGTTCTGCTGCCTTACCAAATGCAGTAGTAGCTAGGCGAGAAGTGATAGGATTGAAGATAGTCTTAGCGAGGACTCCGCCTACAACTGCTTGTGGAATCATTCGACCAGTAAAATCTACAACCTTCTCAGTTTTGGTAGTAGCTTGAGGAGTTCCCTCATCATACATCTTAACTGCATTCTTGAAATCTACCGCCTTCTTACGCAACCAATTATCATCATCGAGCAGTCGCGTAGGATAGTCAGCAATGTTTGCAGCCATATTGAGGGAACTGCTTGTCACGGCTGACACGCCGCGATCAAACAGGCCCATCTTATTTGCAGCTTGCTTAGTTCCTACAGAAGTAGTGGGAGATTCAGACAAAGAAAGAAAAGGATTCTCCTCTTCATCTTGAATAGAGAGGAAAGGGTTTGTCATTACTTACCTCCAAGTTGCATCTTAATGGCTTGCTTCTCTTGTTCGGTAAAGTTTGGTGCAGCCATAAGCTGCTCAAGAGTTCCCTTCCCACTACGAATCATTTCAAGAGCCTGAGAGATCTTTGGACTTACTGGACCCACAACTCCACTCCCCAATCCAATCTTGTTAGGATTAAATACATCAGGATACTTCCCGCCAAATTCAGTCTTAAGCGCAGAGTTGTAAGCACTTACAAGTTGCTTGTGTTCTGCTTCTGCTTCTTGCAAGGCTTGAGTTGCTTGTACATATTCAGGAGTCTGCTGCATCTGGCCATAGATTCCTTGATCCTTAATCATACCCTTTGCAGTGTTGATCTTCTGCAACGCATTGTCTACGCCCTGCTGCAAGAACGAGATGCCAAGCAACTTCTCTTGAGGAGAACGAAGCGAGGCAATATTAACTTGTGCAGCCAGGCGAATGCGCTCCTTGTAAAGATCAACTAGATTTGTAAAAGATGGACCAAGAGTGGGATCATTCACGATGCGCTGCAATTCAGGCGTCTGAATCTTTCCCGTCACATAGTCCATCACACTCTTCTGGAGATTGATATTCTCTGCGGGATACTTAATCTTGAGAGTATCCATCAGAGTTTGCATCTCAGTCTTTTCCTTCAACTCCATCTCATTCAACTGGAGCTTCTGATCGTTCAGTCGAATTCCCTGCTCGTTACTCTTAGTAGTCTGACCAAAGATTGTATCACTCTGACTAATCTCTTTGTTAGTCTTAGTTCCCGCCTTCCCTGCAAGACGAATTTCTTTTTGCTCTGGGGTTGCAGTCTTGAGAAAGTCTTGCAGCTCCATTCGATCCTGCAACTCAGGGCCAACAGAAAGGGATGCAAGTGGAGACTGAGTATAATCAGTAAATCCCATACTCTTTGCAATAGCTTCTCGCTGAGTGGGATCAAGATTAGAAAGCTGAGTAGTGAGCAGAGGATTCTGCTTAATCATCTGATCATACTCAAACTTCGCTGTAGCGTTAGGAGCAAATGCTTTGGTAGCCCCTTGAATAAATCCACCAAGAGCATTCTTATCAATGCTATCCCACCAGCCGGGAATATAAGGGAGGCTCATAATTTATCGACCTCCAAGCGACTGAGGAAGTTGGAAGTTAGGGAGGTTAAAAGTAGGAGTGCCGCCAGGATTAAAGTTACCAATATTAAAGTTTGGCATCCCGCTAAACCCACCGCCGCCAATTCCGTTTGGAAGCATAGCAGATCCGCCACCACCGCCACCAAACATTCCTCCAAGCTTTCCTCCGATCATACCACCAAGAGGGCCACCAAGAGCAGCACCAGCCAAACCCAAACCAGCGTTAAGAGCTTGACCCCAACCACTAGGCTGCGTAACCATTTGTGCTTGCGGAGTACCAAGTGCATTGCTCTGCTGGAAGTTGTTAAACATTCCTTGCAGCATCTGCATCATGTTAGCATTGCCAAGTTGATTCTGCATACCACCCTGCTGGAGGAGATTCAACAGACTCTGTGCATTGTTAGTTTGATTCATGGAGTTCAATTGATTGGCTTGCTGTCCGAACTGTGCGGTATTCTGCGCATTGTTCATTGAATTAAGATTGTTGTTCTGCATAGCAGCGTTATTCAATTGAGCAGCACTCAATCCAAAATTATTTCCAAGTCCTTGATTCTGAAGATTTGCATTGATCATCTGCGACTGCATATCATTGCTCTGTCCCGCGTTGAACATACTCTGTTGCGAACCCATCTGCTGCTGTTGCAAGAGAGAATTGAAATCCTGTCCACGCGCAGTCGAAGCAAGATTGCCCATCGAGTTAAACATCGCATTGCGATTCTGCTGCCCCTGCAAGCCACCCTGCATATTAGCAATAGCAGTCTGAATGTTTTGTCCACGATTCTGCAAACCAACGTTCGCACCAGTCGAACGCTCGTTCAAATCCTGACCCATGAGATTCAGAGCACGATTGAATTGTTCCTGCTGATTACGAGCAGTCAAGTCTGCATTCATAGTAGCTTCTGCGAACTGTGCGCCAGTGCCGAGAGAACCCGCACCTTCTGCACCAAAACGCGCACGCTGATCTGCAATAGCGCGCTGACGCATAATCTCATTGAAGGGAAGATTGCCAGCCTTACTCATAGCTGTGTCAATATTCATCCCCTGCGCGAGTGCTACATCTGCCGGAGTTGCAGCAGCACTAAAGCCACCAGTAGGATTAGAATTGAAAGCATTCATCCCACTGTTCATCAAGCTACCAATCTGATTGGTGAACTGAGAATCAACGGGACCAAAGTTAAAATTGGACTGTGCAGCATTGCCAAACTGAGAAAGATCGGCCATGCCAGTTTGTCCCGCACCGAAGTTAGTTCCGATCTTATCCAAAGTCGGAGCATTGTACATATTTCCATAGTTAGTATTTGCATTGAGCGAAGAAGGATCCTTAATCAGATTATTAACTGCACCATATGCACCACTGTTATCCTGCACTTGCCCGCTCATTGCCTGATTAAAAGCATTACCAAATGCATTATTGGATTGCATCTGCGGCTGCTGAGTATTGTTAAGCTGCTGACGAAGGAAGCTATTCCAATCGTTAGCTACTCCTGTAGCCGCACCTCCACCAACTTGCTTAGTCTTAGCACCCATCTTTCCTACTCCTGTTCGTTCGGGAGAAGTTCTTTACGAAGTATTCCGTATTGCACGGCATCGAACCACTTTCCCTTCCAATACGAGCAAGCCCTCTTCCTTCCTTCCAGCTTGAATCCAATCCTACTAACAAACTGAAAGACCTTATCATTCACATAACAAGGAAGAGAAACATTCAGTCGATTGAAAGTGGGAAACTCCTCAAACACGTGCTTCATCATAGCAATCGTGAGAGCTTCCCGCCCCTCTAGCTTTCGATCGAAGAATGTGAAATGAGCATCAGCCTGCTCAGGGAAAATCTCAGTTAGATAGAACACGCCAACAAAGTTATCTACTACCCAAAAGAGTCCAGTAGTAGTAATCTCACTTCCCCGTTCGGCAAAGAAGTATCGGGAAAAGTCTTCGAAGCTTTCAAGTCGCCTGCCAAATATCACTGGGAACTGAGATGATTTCTCCCAGAAAGTTCGAAGATTCTCTGGCGTGAAGATGAGAGGATAAATCGACCGAGTGATTGGCCCTTTCCTCTCATTACAAATAACAGATACAACGGGTTCCATAGAACGATACCTCTGTGATGTTAATAGGGTTTGGTGAATCCACTGATGATACCTTCCAGCCCATACTCTAGGATTTCAATGTTGGCTGTAGTCATCTCGATCTTCCACATCAGCTCACTCGCACGGAAGTTCTTAGCAATGTTTGCACGCTTCCGCTTATTCAGGTCACCTGCTGCAATCGTCTCAGTGTAAGCTTGTTCCCAACTTGCTCCCGTATCTCGTGATACGCTCACAGTGAATGTGCCTGGAGTTTTCACAAGATATCTAAACGAGAGTCGAGAGATTTGCAGATCATCTCGTCCCGCCGTGTAAATCTTGGAAACAATAGTAGAGAGGTAAGCAGAGGAAGCATCAGTAAGAACTGAATCATCCACGCGCAAGATATCTCCATCACTTCTACCATAGAACATAGCAGGAGGAGAGATAGTATTGAACGTGAGTGAGTCAATGGTTCCTACAAGAGCATCAATCGTACCACCAAGATCATCAATAGTAAGAATAGGGGAAGAAGAATCAAGAGCAGATACGCTAGTTACATTGCTTCGCGTATTCTCTACCCATGATTCAGTTCCATAATCAAACACATATTCATAAGTAGTAGTGGAAGTGCTGGAAGGAATGAGAAGATGGTAGCGATCTTTGATAGGATTGTATGCTCCCATTACTGCTGAAAGATCGGTAATCTTACCACTGATTTCCTGCTTGACTGGACTACCAATAGCTCGCGGAGCCTGACCAATAGTATAGTCATACACTTGATTCGATCGGTTGTCATACCACACCAAACCATTTCGCTTTTGCGTAGCTGAGTTTGGACAGTCACAACCGACATAGGGAAATGAAGCTTGATATGCGAATGGCTTAGAAGCAACAGGACGTTTGGTAGCTGTCCACAAAGAACGTTCCCGCAAAATCAACATTACACTCGCGAAGCCAAACACACCAGAGATTGGATCGGCAAAGTCTGTGGCAGCTTCGAGGAGTGGATCTGATCCAGCAGAAACATCATTGAGAGGATTCCACTCTGCAAAGTTAATATCTCCACTATATCCAACTAGAGTAGGATTGGGAGATACTGCATCATAGAGATTTGCTCCTACCAAGCGATTGAAGAAGCCAGTGATATACTTATACTTTCCTGCATTACCAAGAGCAGCATAAGTATTTGCACCGAAGTTAACTTCTTGAATCTCTTTGTTTCCTACTGCAAAGAAGAAGCGATCGTTAAGTGTGGTGATACGAATACGAGTAGTAGAAGTAATAGAGAAAGGAGAAGCAGAAGTAATTTCTGTCCAGCTTCCTAGATTCTGTCGATAGAGTTTAGTAGCAGTAAAACGAAGATTGATGGTAGATCCATCGAATCGCTTGAATTGTGTGTAGAGTAGAACTGCATTCGAGTCTGGCTTAGTAGGAGTAATGACAGTTGTACCAAACCGCTTCCGAATCTTATCTGCATCAATATCTACATTGACAGCAGAAGTAACTTGGAAGTTAGGAAGGTCAGAACCATCTACATAAGTGTTCATCCCGCCATTCAAGCGAGACTCAATGAGAAGGAGTTGATTCTCTTGCGGAGGGGGAATATTAATTCCCTTTGGTACGAGTGTCATGGCTTAACCTCTACTTGCATACCACTCATTGTGACCGTTGCACCGTTTGATGTTAGGCCCGCTTGGAAGCGAAGATATGCAGTTGCGATCTGTGCTCCTGCCGGAAGTGCTACCCAGTTTTCAAGATAACCTCCAGATGATCCTGAAGCTCTTGAAGTTCCAGTAGCAAAAGTATTCCATGTAATAGCGTCAGTGCTCCAACCGAGGGAAGGAGTAAATGTTGTAGTTGGATTATTAGCTCCGTATCTATAACGAATTTGTGTCATGCCAGTTAAATCAGCTACTAGGACTGTGCTTGATACACCTTCTGGAGATGTAGAAGCACGAGTAAAAGTAACATTGGCAAGAGTCATCGTCATGTGCTTACCAACATATTTGTTTGTAATTGTACTTCCACTTACAGTAATACCATCACCCGCTGTGAATGTAGTAGCTGCTGGTACTGCTGCCTCATACCACACTCCCATAAAGAATGTGAATGAGTAGACAGAGTTTGCAGCTAGAAGTTTGTTGGCTCCACTTGAAGTCTTGATCTTAGTATTGTTAGCAAATGTAGTATTGCCGTCTCCTAAGAATAGTACATTCTGTCCTTCCTGTCCAGATGTCAGATCTACTACAGTCACGGCGCCAGTGTTCCCAAGTTTAACCCGAGTGGTATTGAGAACAGAGAGTGTAGTGACTGTAGTAGGAGCAGTAAGAATTGGACTCTCTGGAAGCTCTGAGAAGGACACAGTAGAAAGGAATCTTACTGGATCTGCAAACTCAGTGACCTGCGCCGTGGGATTCCGCTCTTGATCTTTGATAGCATCGCGGGCATCCTCAATCTTACGCTCTTCCATAAATTAAGGAATACTTCCAGAAGTTAGATTGACACTTCCGCTAACGCCATCAGGGAAAGCATAAGGAATGTACAACAGAACTGTACAAGCACCACTACGAGTTCCGATGCTTGCGATTACAGCACTCATCGCAACACTAGAAGTTCCACCAGGATTTCCAGAACCTGTGCCGAAGAAAGTGCCTGTCGGTGATGTGAAGTTCTGAGAGAAGAAGGCTTCCATGTTGTAGTTGGTTCGCAACCCAACTGGAACATTCGTGAAAGTAATACTATAAGTATTACCCACAACACTCGCGCCACTCGTTCCCCACCCACCAGTATTCGCAGCATTAATAGTGGAAACAAGTCCAGCTTCTCCACCAACTCGTGCAGCAGTATTAGTAGCACTGGTAATGTATGAAGTGTATACATCATACAAAGAGTTATAAGCTCTTACACGCAAGGCAGAATTAGCTACATAGTTAGTTGCAGATCCTGGAGTATAAGAGTTCCATGTAGTTCCATTGTAGTATTCATAAACTAAAGAGTCACTAGCTCCAAAGTTAGTCTGAACCAAACCGCTTGTATCTAGCCAAACATAACCATTAGAATCTTCAGTTGGTCGCTCTAGCGTACCAGAAATCGAACCAACTTGAATCGAAGTAAGAACTTTAGGAAACATTGTAGTTAGTCCCCGCCACCGCACCGAGAATTACAGCTGCGTGCGGAATGAGGCTCACGATTGTAACTCGATTTGCAGTAGTGTTAATAGTAGGAGCAACACCGCCTGGCCAACGTACAGAAGCGGGCCAAGTAATAGTACGCCCACCAGTTCCATCTTGAGTAATGATAAGCGTATAAACTGTACCCACTCGCGCATTCGATAGCGTGAACGTGACATTACCCGTCAGCGTCATCGTGAGGTAATTGCCGCGAACATCGAAATCAAGAGTAGTCGCACCAGTGATGTTACCTACAGCAGCAACAGGCTGATTCGCTTGCTTGCCCGCACCATTGAAAGTGACTGCACCACTAATTTTTGTGGGCTGCTGTTCAGTTGAGGAAGTGCAATCAATTCCAAAGATATCCAGAAGTCGCTCATTGTAAGCCTTCTTGGTATCTTGAATGTATGTATCAATGTTGGATGCCGCATCAGCAGCACCGTTAGGAATTGCTACGTTAGTTCCGTTGTTGTTTGTATAGGCCATTAGTAATACCTCTGCCGAAGAACAGACAAGCCTGCCTTAGTATAGTCAGCCTTCTCTTTCTCACGATTAACCGAAGTGAGAAGAGTTAGTGCATCCCGCTCTTGGCGAATTGCAGCCGCTCGCGTGTACTCACCAAGCTCACGGAAGAAACGATACAGTGCACCAAGAAGAACAAACTCATGCCAGCTTTCTGGAATGTCAGGACCGTTGATTCCAACATCACCGAGAGCTTTCTTGTAGAGAATGTTAATGGTGTAAACTTGATCTGGAACAGGAGAAAGAATGAGATTAGATTCCCACCGACTGTACTTAGAAGGCTCACCCCGCGCATACACACTATCATCTAAGTTATCGCGGAGATTCTGATAGTCAGTTGGATCAATCGAGAACCATTCGTTCTCTGTAGCAAGCTTACCAGTTATGTGGTAAATGTAATCGTAAGGGGAAATAATAGAAGCCAAATCATAAGAGGAAGTACCAGCCACAGTAGAGAAGTTATACTCGGTTTCCTTTTCACGGAAATCTACCTTGTCTTGGAGTTCCCAGTATGCGTGATTAATGTGAGTATTCAGAATTGTAGTGGAGTGTGTAACACTACTTGTACCCGTTGCCCTCCACAATGCATCTTGAATTTGAGCTAGATTCACACAGCCTCCAAAGCAGTATTCCTTGTAGAGGTAGTACGCCTAAACCAACCGAGAAGAAATTTGATGTTTACTGGACGACGCTCAGTGATGTTAATATAAAAGGCCACTCGCTCATCAGAGTATGCAGCTACTAGTGCATTTACTCCTCGTGTGCGAATGGCCTCGCCCAATGCTTCAAAACTTTTGGTCCCAAATACTCCGTCAACTTTAGTTCCGATTACACGTTGAAGAGTCCTGAATGCTTGAGTAATTCCAGCGTTTACCGCGAAGTCAAAATGAACCATAGCGAGAGGAGCTGGCAGCTTGTCACAAAGACCATCCAGCCAGTAATTCCTATAGTAAACCGCTTCGACCTCAGCATCAGTAATTTCCCTCACAGGTTGAGCGGAAAGCTTCATCGCCTTCCGATACTCATCATAAACACGTTGCGTGATCCCCTTATTTGTGGCTCCACCCGTATCATCGGGATCGTTTACATAGCCACCTTCATGCTTCAAAATAAGGGGAAGGGCCTTAGTAAAACTCACTCATCCTCCTCATCTCTGTTTAAACTTGATCCCTCTCCAAACTGAGAAGCGAGAAACAGATTGGTTCTTTCCTGCTGCCGTTCCATTCTGATGAGCCGTGACCGCATCCCGTTCTTACCGTCGGCTCCCATTACTACAGTTTTAATCTCAGAGATTTGACTTGCCTGCTTATCCTGCTTATCCCCAAGATCTTTGATGGCTTGAACCATCTTATATAAGATAGGGATGACAACGAGCTCCAAGAGTTTTATAGCAATTTCAAGGGTTTCACGATTTTGGGGATCCTGCTGCATTTACTTTCTCAAGGTAGAGCGTGATAGAAGATTCCCCGCTGCTTGAAGTTACATAAGCGGTAACAAGAAGGGTTTCCGTTTCCACTTCAAACTCCTGGCCGTCGCTAATTGGAAGAGTTATCGTGTTGCACTTCGACCTTAGCTCCATATCTGAGCTTTTATGGTTGGAGCGAAGTCTCCACTTTCCTCTTCCAACTAGGACGGAAGGAGAAGTCAGAGAAGCAGCGAGCGATGCAGAAACAAATAGTGGCAGCTTCATCTTTCTTAGAGTTTAACGGTGAGCGATGAGAATCTTCATCGTGCCAGCAGCAGCACCAGTAGTAATAACGGTGCCCAGAACTTGACCAGCAGTAGTTCCCGCAATAACGCGGCCAGCAGTACCAGTGTCAGGAACAACTGCAAAGTTAGTGCCAGCAGTAACAGTACCGCCAGCAACAACATTTGCAATGCCACTTACCTGAACATGAACACGCTGTCCAACAGTTGCAGCAGGAATGCCAACGTTATCAGTAACGTTATCCGAAGTCAGCTGACCACCAACAACCACGCCAATAAAGCCGACATAGTTAGTAGCAGTAGTAGACTTGTTTACTGTGTTGGCAGCAGAGAGGAAAACACAATCGCCAGTGTTGAGAGAAGCAGCAGCAGTAAAGATTTCCGTTACGCCACCAACTCCCGCAACAGCCTTATCCTCACGACGACGATTGTGAGTGATCCACGAAAAACTAGTGGGCTTCATGGCAATGAACTCCGAGCAACATTAAAAGGTTTGTATTACGACGGGCTCGCGCCGTACCAGCCACGATAGTTGTAGAAGTACAGGAAGATACGCATACGCGCACGAACCTTCATCACGTCCGTGTCGTTATCTTCCCAATCCTTCAGCGACAGCTTCGCACGATAATCAAGGTGCGCATCGTTCAGCGAATCGTCAAGCATGAAGTAGCGCGTGGCGCTCGTCATGTAATGCGAAACCTGATAACGAATCTTACCAAGCTGGCCCTTGATAGCGTTCTCGTCGTTGTTAGCCGTGAACGGCTCCATATCCATCGAGAAGATCTTCCAAGCATCCTGAATGATGCCCTGATCGTTCGGGATAATAGCCTTGTTCAGCTTCACAACAATCGGATCACCATTCTGATCCTTCATCTTGCCAGCGAGATCCATCAGATTGGTCACGCCCGCAATCGAAAAACCAACTTCGGTCGTCGGACGATTCGCAACCGTACCACCGTTCATCAGGGTGTGAGCAGTGTTGAGAAGCGAAAGACCATCTTCGCCAGCAAACACAGTATTGGTGATCGCACCATCAAGAATACCAGCAGCCTGATACTCTTCAGTGAGGCGAGCAGCATTACCAAGATGCTTTGCACCGCTATTCAGCTTGCCATAGAAATCATCTTCCTTGGCACGGAGAGTAAGACCATAGCCGGCCTTAAACTCACGATCAACAGCCGCAGCCTTACGACCAATCTCGATCGGATCGAACGTAACAGGCTCACCATCACCAACCTGATACAAACGATTCAGGCCACGAATGGAAGCCATTTCGATTTCCGGACGGTCGCGATTTTCGCTCTTAAGGAAGAACGACCATTCCGTCGGATACTGCTGATAGGACTCGAAGAATTCACTACGAAGTCCAGGACGGTAAGCAAGCGGATTCAGATTCCGCGTAACAATGCCGGGCATCTTATTACTCCTTAAAGATTAGACAGGAACCGTGAAGGATTCGATGAAGCGGAACCACACCTTGTTGTTATCGGTGTCGATCTTCAGAACGACAACACGGGCCGAAGTGGAAGTCTTCGCCTTATCAACGCTCCAAACACCAGAATAAGCGGTGATACCATAAGACTGACCAATATCACCAGCAACAGGAGCAATAACAGTCGAAGAACCGTTAGTAAGACGACCAATGAAAATGTTACCGTTAGCAACTGCAACAGGAACATTCTTCGTACGCCAAGTTACAACAGCAGGCTGGTTAGCCATATTGTAACCGGGAGCAGAATCTTCTTCTGCCATCGCTACGCCAAGAATAGTTCCCGCCGAGGGATCTGCACCAGCAGCAGTAACTTCACCACTCGAAAGAACAAGAACAGCGCCAACTGCAAAATCAGCACCGCTTGTGGCATTGTACTGAAGAATCAGTGGGCTTCCATTTCCAGGCCCATAAGCCGGACCGAAACCGTTTACCTGCGACATACTTTACCCCTTATTGTTTGGAGTGAGAGAAACCTGCAATCCCTTCACCTCCTCCACAGTAGAATTACCAACTACTTCAGAGAAGCCGCCTTCATTCTTGATTGCGCTCATGAAATCTTGATCGGCTCGGCGAGGATCTTGTGCCCGACGCACTCGTTCCTCTTCAATCTTCTGAAGAATTTGGTACTTCTCTTTAGGAAGAGTATACAGTCGCACATCTGCGATGCGAGGATTTCCCGCACCATCTGTATGTACGAAGCCGCTCGTCTTCGCAAGTTCGTCGTTAGGAACGAAACCCTTTGCAGTCAACCGAGCGTGAGTAACAGGATCATCCTTGTGCCATTCATAGTGGAGATGACCCGGAGCATCCTTTACTTGAAAGCGATCAATAATGTGAGCGCGATCAAGAACTTGAATCATTCGTGCTGCGTACTGCTCAAGCGTCTCTTCGTTTTGCGAAGTAGAGTTTGAGTTAGTGAGGTTGATATCTACAGGACGGTTAGCCATTAGAATCGCACCTCATCAGCTTCGAGCATATTCAAGAATTCCTGCTCTTGTCCAGCCTTGTAACCAAGACGATTGAAAGCGCGAAGTTGGCTTTCGGAGAGCTTCGGAGCACTTTGACGAGTGCGCGGTGCAGAAGATGGAGCCGAAGCAGGAACAGGCTGACGAGTCATATTATTTTGATTTGTTGTAGCAGGAGAAGAAGACTGTTGCGGTTGCTGAGTTCCACCACTCATAGCATACTTACCAACTGCCATGAGAGTTGCCATCTGAATGTTTTGTGGCGTAGGATCAGCAGCACCGAGGAAACTCTTAACTTCCGGAGCGAGATTCTCAGCGTAAGGAAGCAGAGCAGGATTCATAGCTTGAAGTGTAGTTACAAACGAACTATTGAAAGCTCGCTCACGCTGCTGCTCTCGATGCGTTTCAAGCAAAGGAGCAACAGTGCGATTCAACTTCTCTTCAAGCTTGTGCTCAAACAACCTTTCCATAGCAGCCGCAGGAGATTCGCGGAAATCATCATCCGTAACAATAGGAGCCTTAGGAGCACTCTGTTGTGTACGAGTGTTGATTCCTTCCAACTGCTGCTTCATTTCCAGAAGCTGCTGCTGGAGAATCTGATTCTGTCTGGCTGCGTTCTGAGCGAAAGTAGAAAGAACAGAGAACTCGTCACCACTCGAAGTGGCAGCAGGTTCATTAGAAGGAGTTTCTGTAGTCCCTTCCTGTTCCGTCGTTTCTGTTCCGCCCTCGTTGCTTTGATAATTCTCGCTTTCCGTTTGAGACTCTTGCGTCTCTTGGAAGTTCGGTGCTGTCATCTTCTTCTCCTGCTGTCAACAAGTAAGAAATAAGTTTACTAACTGCTTCATAAGACCCTTGTGTCTTACGAACTTCATCCCATGACGGGAGGGATGTTAGCGCCCGCAGGTAGGATTCCTTGTGGGATTCCAGCAAGAAGCGGATTGCCTGGAACTGCGGGAGGCTGACCAGCTCCTTGATTTGTTGGCGCTGCGTTTTGGATAGTTGGAGCGGCTGTTGCTGCATCAAGATTTACCAAGAATCTATCAGGGTTACGGATATCGAAGCTCTCCATAATATGACGCATGGCGAGGTTCGCACCTTCCAAAGCTTTCTTCACTACACTTTGAGTGATAGCAGGATCTTGCATTTGAGACGTCAGCTCGATCAAGCTAGAATAATAGTTCTGGAAGATACCCACCAATTGTGTTGCGTCCTGACGATCCTTGAACTTGTTTTGATTCTGTCCCGCCAAGCGAACTTCGAGGAGAATCTTCTTGCGAAACTTCTCGAAATCACCAGAAAGGAAGTCAGAAATCTGTAATCCCTTTGGATTCAATTCAAGAATGTCTGCCGACGGACCCCACTGAACAAGAGTGAGAACTCCATCGTGAATTGAATCATCAAGAAGCGTTCGAATATTGTTGTAAGAATAATCGAACTTCCTTGCACTCTCTTGAACTCGTGCCATTTCTGATGTGGCAGTTCCAGGAGTGCCAGAGTTCGGCATACCTAGAGTGAGTTCGTTTACACCATTTCGCTGCTGAGAATAGATAACAACTTGATTCTCGTTGTTATAAGCCGAAGCCTTAACATCACCCATTTCCATGGGTTGAATGTCATCCATCTCATCAACGAACCAAAGCTTTCCAGGAAAGATCGGCTCACCATCCTTAATGTCTGTAGTGCGTCGCACCTTGAACATTCTCATGTTCGCAATGGATGCATTATCAAGACGCTGGCGATGTTGAGCAGTTACTTCATACTGGAATTGCTCGTTCTGCTTAGCAATACCAATGCCATACCACTTGAATTCGATAGGGAAGTAAACTCCCTTTCGGAATGGACGGCGAAGATCGCTATACCAGTTATACCAGATTCCAACAACTTCTTGAAGATCACGCTGATAAATCAAGAAGACTTCATCATAGCGTCCTTCGACAAGTTCCCAAGATGTTGCAATCCAGTAGAACTCTAGGTCTTGAGGCCACGAAGGATCCGTAAGAGTTTTCTCCTCAACCATTTCATTGTAGCTTCCGGCATCATCAAGATCACGAGAAGTAGGATTGAAATGATGTTCGAGCTTTTCATACGTCCCTTCCATGAAATAGCCATCGGCTTCACGCTGACGGATTTCATTAGGAGTAAGCCAAAAGACTTTACCACACCAACGCGCAGTCTGTGCATCGGTGCAATCAAAGGGCATTAGGAAGTTAGCAATAGGAACCGACGAGAACTCAGGGCCATTCTTAAAGATGACGTCGAATTCTTCTTCTTTTCCTTCGTTGTTAATCCTAATGCCCTTTCGCGCATGATAGCAGTATTGAGTTTCAACGATGCCCGTTCCCAGCTTTTCTAGTTCTAGAATCGCAGGCTCGACAGACTTCTTAAACTCAGCACCAACTATCAACTCATCATGAAGATAGCGTTCCAGCTCTGGTTCGAGATCTTCTTTCTGAGGATTCTTAATCTTTGCTGCAATGTTTTGCTCGTGTGCAAAAGCTGTTTGCATTGTGCGAGAATGCACAGCTTCGAGAGCGATTGCAGTCAGTGGGATAATAATAGTGGCCGCCCCCTGAAAGGGGTAGGTAGCCAGCTCTGTTGCAGGCTCAGCCAAGTAATCGAATTGGTATCGCTTGAGCTTCTCGATAAAATCGGTTCGCTCGGCAAGATGGTTTGTTAGCTCTGTTTCAAGCCAACTCACCAACTCGGTGTGTTGCTCTTCAGTTAGGTTGAGATGGCGAGAATACATTTTTTATTGGTTTGGTGTTAGTCCTACACAGTCCTCAGTAAAGCCTCTCGCTCGCTCCGCTCGCTCGGAACCGCGCTGGTACGGGAAATAGAGTATGGAGGTTATGGCTCAAAAGAATACTGAGGTGTATTCAATTCTTGCTCTTCAATTTTCATTCCCTCATACAGTCCCTTCACTAGCAGTATAGCGATGTTGGTGGGGATCGGGAAGGTGAGGGATTGTGCCTCCTCGGTCCCGGCATTGGAAATGATGGTCACGTCAAGTGACGGGCGATTTCCAACCTTAGTGGGAATCTCGAAGATATCGGTGCGGTCCTGATACTTCCGAATAACCTTAGCCATGATTTAGTGTGGTTGAAGTTGGCGGGCCAAAGAGAAGTTCAAAGACTCCCGAAAGATCCTTCACATAAACAGTCTTGCGAATTACCCACCAGCGGATGGTAGTGATCTTTCGCTCTGTGTTGAGTGCATACCAAGCCCAGAAAGCTTTCGAGATAAGCTCTCGAATGAAATCTAGATCTTGGGATTCCTCAACTCCCGTTAGGTTTACTTCTCTTAGGATCATTTTTCTTTGGCTCCCCAAACAGCTGTGAAAGATTTCCTGCGGCAAGTCCACCCAGACCAAGCATTTCAAGAATCTTAACGCGTTCTGGATCAAAAGTAACAAAGTTTCTAAGACGCTTTCCGTCCACTGTAGGATTCCTAGAAGCAAAATCAAAATACTTCACTCCAGGTACTCCTGCCCGATCCAAAACTTCTGCGGCTTTTGCAGCTCCAACATCCCGACTCATTTGTCCAGTACCATCAGATAGCTGAGACAACCTATCATAGACAAAGAATCCAGGACTATTTTGCCTTACACCTAGTCCGTCCGCAACCTCTTGAATCAAAGGATGCTGCTGAGAAATCTCAGATTGCCAATCAAGCATCTTAGATCTATCAGCGTCAATTCCTACTTTATACAGTGCTCCTGGATCTTCTTGCTTCCATCCAGCCTGCTCAGCAAACTGCCTCAGATCCTTGAATTGAGGATCGGTGCTATGAACTCGCGGAGGCTCGTATGGAATTGGATTGCCCGCATTATCCACAGCTTGAACTTGAACTGCCCAACCACGCTGAGGATCTTGTACAAACTGCAATACCTTATCTTTGCCTCCACCATAACTAGAAACAATATTTCCCGGAGCAAAATACTCTTTCAATATATCTGCTTGGGTAAGGTCTTTTCCTTCTTTAGTAAATCTAAATTGGCGATTGGCTGCGGTGAGCATCTTTCTGTACCAATCGGCAACAGAAGGATTCTCAGCTGAGTAATGCCCAACGCCATAAGCAGCATTACCTTCTCCGCTACCAATGAACTCTTTTAGAAACTTTTCAGTTCCTCTCACTGGAGATCCGTGCCAAGCTTCAATTAACTTAGTCGAAAGTCCCATCGGAGCAATCAAATCTCCTGCAATATCTACACTATTTTCAGCAGTAGGATTACTGAGGAACTTCTTCCATGCATCCTTCTGTGCGGTTCCCGCCTCCTTCATCATCTTTGTAACACTTTCCCCGACCTTCCTTGACGGAGTATTAATAGCGTTGATGATTTGAGAGAGAATTGATTCGGGCGGCGGAGGTTCTTGAGGAGTTGTGCCTTCCCAACCCTGCAAACCAAGTCCTGCAATCATAGCGGGAAGGGGAAGATTCTTTGTAGAACCTGGCTTATCTAACTCTTTAAGCATCATTTTATTTAGAGCGTCAAGACGAGGCTCCGGAGAAATGGGATTTATAAAATGATCAGCATCCTGCATAATTTTATCTTGGTGTCCCAGTAGCCTTTTGAATCCCGTCATGTCTCGAGAAGGGCGAATTGATTCAGTTTTTGTCAAGTCCATTGAAGCATCAATTATAGAAGGCCTTTTACCCACAACCTTTGAAACTTCATCCATTCTCCTCAATTGCTTCATAATCTCGTCCATGAGATTTTTCGGCGGCGGCACCATTACCACTTCACCTTATCAGCCCAATAAGCAGCTGACATTTTTCCTTTGGCGATATTCTTTGCGTGGCGAGCCTTGAAAGAAGCTTGACGCGCAGTAGGCTTTTTATCTCCTGTTACTCCCTGCTGACCAAAGCGAATCGTTTTCACTTGATCGCCCTGCTTTGCTACTACAACATGAGACTTAGTAGGATGAGATGGAGTACGCTTTGGCTTATTATATCCACTCACTCCGGCTCTAGCTAGCCTAGGATCTTTGCTCATTTCTTTTCCTTTTTGTGGTGGAGGTTATGGCACCTCTTACAAAGAAGCTCACCATTATCGACAGAAAGAGATAGAGAAGGATCGTCATATACTCTAATCCTATGATGAACCTCTCTGCCCGTCTTTCCACATCTCTCACATAATCCACAAGCCCTAGCCCGCACCTCGAAAAGGAATGCCTGATATTCCGCAGTTTCATACAAGAGTTTCCGATACTTGTTCCACTTCTTGAAGAATTCTACGGGAGGCATCCACTTCTTTTTGATGCGCACTAGGGCTCGGATTATGTTACTGGCCTTGATCGGTCTTTTTGCTCGGGGCAAGAGAAGGACCAATTACGGTTAGGATGAGTCCCGCCACTACCATAATGGCGATCGTAAGAGGATTATCACTATCACTAATGGCTGCTACACAAGTATCTCGCACTCCCTCAGGAAGCAAAGAAAGGATTACACCGCCAAAACCAAAGACACTTCCCACAACGGTGGTAGCCTTAGATTGCAACGTGATTTTCTTCATCCATACCTCACTCGTGAGTAACCTGTGATAGGATCGACGGACTTACGCAACAGATCGAGTGCAGACTCCCGCTTCTCGATTTCATCTTCTCCACGAGAAGCTCGCCAGAATTCAGGACCATAAGCTAATGCGTCAAGCATATGGTATTCCTTGATGCCTGGAAACTGACGGAACTGTCGAACTAGTTCTTCTTCGCTTTCGTGGAGTAGGATTTGCCCATTTGCAAACCAAGTAGAAAGCCCGCGCACTCGATCTTCCTTGCTTCGCTGCTTGGTTTTAGCGGGAATGATCTTGAACCATTCCTTTCTCACTGTCTGCTCTCGCTGAATCCAGTGGCGAAAGAGTTGCGAGAAGAGCACTTCTTCAATTACAATGGCCCGCGGTTGCCACTTCCTATTCAACTGAAACAAAAGATTGACTAGCTCTGGCGGCTGCATTGGCTTCTGCAGCGACTCTAGAATGAAAGCCTTTGGATTACGAGAAGAATCAGTCCCAGTAACAACAATACCACTATTTCCCACTGTTGCAGGATCGACGATAATGAGTCTGTCCAGTTCGAGCCAACTGAACGTTCGAACAATTCCCTCATTATCTTCATACGAAACTCTCCTATCGTTGGAATCCCACTTGATTCTCTTATAGTACCTCTCCCACGCTCGATCAAATTCTGCATCGCCCGCAAGTGGATCATTGAGATACTGAGAATTATATACAACTGGGTTCTTCTGTAGGATCTTTAATGTATGCTCTGGGAACTGTTCTGGGAAGATAGCCACCTTCCTATCAGCTTTCCTATCGTATTCTACTACAGGACGAACATACCTGACAAGTTCACCTTCGTACACGTCCATGATGTGTTTGTAAACGTCATCGTGGCGGTATCTGGTGCCAATGAAATCAATGTGGTCCGTGGAGGGAGTAAGCAAGAATGACTGAATGTTGTCGATCCATAGTAGTGTGGACTTATGGACTGATTCAGAATCTCTAGCTTCAACACCGTAAATGTCATCGAGCTTGAGCCAGTCATAGTGTCGTCCTTGTGCTCTTGTTCCTACACCCATCACGTCGATAGTTGGCTCTGCCCAATAACTCTTGCGAGGTAATTCTAGTTCTGTCTTATTCATTCTCTGGTTCTTTCCTGGAATGCACTCAGGATAAAGAGCCATCAATAGAGGATTAGTTCGGAAGTGAGAGGTGATGGAAGTTAGAAATCGCGCCGCGTGTTCTTGGCCTTCGTGAGCAATCAAGAGCCTCACTTCTGGACCAAGATTTCGAGGATAGGGTTCATTTCCTCCATCATCTGGTAGAACAATTTGAATGGAGTCGGAGATTGTAGTGATGGTAGATTTGTAGTGACCACGAGGAAGAAGAATCAAGCGATACTGATTCTTGTTAGTTCTGGTCATCCATGTAGCGAAATGACCGTGCAATCCTGGAGATAGCTTGTTGTATCCTAAGATTGTATTGGCTAGAAAGTAAAGATCTGTCTTAGCCTGTCTCCTCAAGAGCCGAATCTTCTCGACGCCAAACTGCTGCTGAATTTGCTCCGCTTCCTTCAGAGAGGAGGTGTTGTTCTGTAGTAGATCCATCAACAGTTCCCGCCTCTAGTTCGGCGTATCTCTGCGACACTTCAAGGGCCTTATTTAGACCTTCAGTGAGTGCAGAAACTTGTTCAGGGTTATTGAAGATATTCAGTTGAACGTTAGTATTGTTCTGCTGAATGGCTCCATTTGAGGATGGAAGCTCTGGTGTATCGTACTTCGAGAAGCTCTCGAAAGCCTTTTGAGCGCGATCGAAGAAAGCAAATGGAGCCTTTTCAGCAAGAGAATCGTTCGTGAGAAGCTCTTGCATCCGCTGAAAGGCCAGAATCTTTCCCTTCTTGATAGCTTCTGGAAAAGACTCTGTGCCATTCTTGAGGATGTTGCTCTCGATACGCGCAAGGATTTCCTTAGCTTTCGTAGTACGGATGATGTTTGCAATAGTGGAATCTGCAAATCCGTACTTGTCAGCTAGTTGGGAGATGGTGCGTCCTTGCGCGTAATCGAGAACAATGGAAGTGTGAATAGGCTTCCAGTTCTTTGCATAGTTCGATCCGCTCGCACCACCATTATCCTTGTCGAGGGTGCGAGTGATCTTCATCTTTACTTGCCTTTCTTTGCGTAGGGGTTAGTCTTAACGCGAGTCTTCATCTTTGACATGGTGCGCTTATTTGCAGTAGCCTTTTGCTTGGGTTGACGAAGCTTTGCATCGGGCATATCATAAGCTCCTTTGAGCTTCTTCATCTTTTATCTCCTGTTAGCGTTTGCGACGGCGGAACCACCAGAAAGAGCCCTCATTTGAAGAAGAAAATCCCGGAAGAGGCTCAATGACTCTCTTACCCCCAAAGAGAAGTTTTGAAATATTCTTAATTTTTTCTTGTGTATTTTTGGGAGTGCGGAGCATTATGCGACGACGAATTTCTCCGCCTCCACCACCGCCGCCGCTATGCGCATATGAAGAAAGAAGTAGTGCATTTGTGCCAGCAGACGGAGTAGATGTTACTGTTCGCGTGCCTGCTGCCACATTTGACGCGTCTGCGACGGCTGCACCAAATGCTGCTGTTACTACTTGGTCATTCTGCTCTGTTACATCACCGCTAAATGTGTGCGTAACTGATCCAGATGAACTTACTGTAGCAGCAATCAATGCAGCACTAGCAGTTGCTGTAAGTGTTGCAGTTCCAGGAGTAGAATTAGAAGTGCCAAATGCTTCGGAGCCCCCTGCCGCAACATCCGTCAATGCAAACGCTGAAGAAATTAAACCAGCGCCTGCCGAAAGCGCAATGTTTACCGAGTACGTTCCTGCGGCCTTACTGGTCAGGTCCAGATAGAACGTGCGAATCTTGAGCAGTGCACCGTTATCATGCGACCGATCCAGCGTCATGCTTGCACCGTCAAATGTGACGGAACTCACACTCGATGATGACTCCATTGCAACTGTAACTACTATTTTTCCCGTAAATGTTGTAGCAAGCGTGACGTTGTATGAATGAGGCGTCCCGCTTATTCCTTGATATGATGTAAGATATGCTGAAGTTGCCATCAGACCCATCCTGGGTTGGTATCATACAATCGCAGCGTGTCGAGCGTACACACCACTTCTTGATTGCCGAACGGATACGAACTCCCATCGGGCGCGTCGGCAGACCCGAGGATGTACAACTGATCCCAGTAGGGCGTTGTCGGGTCGTAGCGGGCGGGGATGTTCGTGTACAAAATCGCCAGCGTATCGTCCACCCAATAGCGAAATTCTGCGTCATCCGCATTCAAAGCCGACACCATCTTGAAGTGCCACCGATGCCGGACAAAACGATTCAAGTCGCCGGACGCCCCAAAGACCGACGTGGGCGACTGCGCGTTGGTTTCTCCCGCTGGACCAGCGCCCACCAACGACGTATCGTAGCCCTTCCATGTGTACATATAGCGCATCCGCTGTTCCCCACTAATTGCAAACGTGGAGGCCCCCGCCTTGTTCAGCGAGTCGTAGGTGTTGCCGTACAACCGAATCTGCTTCATCTGGCTCGGCGTCGGCGTAAAGTTCGACGGCACGAACAGGTAGTACTCAATCCAGATTTCTTGCAGTTGCCGCCCGAGGCTCATGTTCAACTGCGTCCGCGACGATCCGCCAAGACTGACTGGAATGTTGAACGTCATCTGCAATCCATAGCTGCCCGCATACGGGTTGGCCGTTGTGGAAGCGCACCGCACTGGCGTTCCTCGGTCGTTGCTGTACGTGACCGAGTTGGTCGGGTTGAGTTGCCCACCTTCAAAACCGTCAGAAAAAAATGGTTGTGTGTTTCCACTGACATTACCGCTTCCCCAACCAGTACCACTTTGA